CTTTTGGTCGTGTGTAAATTTGGGTTACACTTCCCGATTCTACTAATGCCCACATAATTTTTATTTTACCTCAATTAAATTAATTTACCTAGCTGTTGTTGGAATTCCTGTTGATGTCGTAAATGGATGTTGAGCAAATGCCATGTAGATGTATTTCCGATTAACTGTATTCATCCAAGCATCAGCGTTCATAATTTTAAAACCATTTGACATAAAATCTACTGGGTCATTATGGCTAAAACCTGAACCTGATTCTGCATCGGTTCTGTCTGCTGCTAAATAGTGCATATCACCATTAGCTATTACTCTTTTATTATCAAACATTGACCATCCATGTGCTGAAACAGTATCTTTAACCATAATTAAAGCAGGTTGAAATCCTGTATAGATAAACGGTGCATAATCTCTAGCACCTGAACCAATGTAATAACCAAACTTGCTGTAGCCCTGGACATCTGTAAAGGCATACATAACATATTCAGCATCAGCAATATTAACCAATTCATTGCCTAAATATATATCAGTTGATGTTGGTGCGACAGAACCTGTATAACTATTACCATTAATTCCATCTGTATCATTTAAACTTAAATATTCATTATTACTATACGCACTTGCACTTGTAATGTGTTTACCCATTACATACCAATCACCAGCAGCATCTCTTCTTTTTAACATCATAAAATCAGGTGCTACACCTAAACCATGTTTTAAAATAGAATGTTGGCCATTATTTAATTGATCGTCTCTACCTGTGTAGGTAATGATGCTGAATCCAGCCGTTGTATTTGCTTGATGCGTACAAGCATTTACACAACCACTTCCTGTTCCTGATGCTGAAACTGATGTTGTTGTTCCACCATTGGCTTTCCATTGCCACGCAACAAATTCTTTAGTATTTTTGTTTACTGTGTCTCCATTAGTTCCGCCAGCAGCTGCTGTAAAACCATCTGTTAAAGCTGCTGAAACATAACCATATGTTGCCTGGGGTGTACTTGCAGCACCATTTGAATTAGAAGCCATTTGTCCACCAAACGGTCCATTTTCCCAAGGATAGCCTTGTCCTTTTGGTGCATCCCAACCTATACTAGAGTTGGCTAATACAAAGTCAGTACTGTTATCAGTTCTATTTTTTAACCAAACTAAATCGGGTTGTAAATCACTATTACCATCGTTTGTAATATTTCTAGGATTAGAGCCATTTCCTGTATAAGTAGCAATCTGAAAATTTGCTGAGCTGTCATCTACTGTGGTATAAGCCATTATCCGTTCTCCGCTAAATTCTTGGTGCAGATAGAATAGTAATCGTAAGTTCCGTCATTTGGAGAATACTCAAAATTTCCATATCCATTGGCATCTGCATTTCCTGAAGATATGGTATAAGAACTAAGTCCACCAAAATTAAAGTAAGCACCATTGCCACTTGTTATATTTGCATAAAAAGGAAAAACTTCTCTTGTGGTAAAGCTAGTAGATTTACTTGCTAAATCAATCGTGCTTCCATATGAACTGCCATCTTTAAACCATCTCAATGTTTTGGTACTGCTTTCTAAATCTAAGAATACTCCAATAATATTATTATCAGACATATTACCACCACCATGAGTAGAAGTGCTTTCACTTCCACCATAGTAAAAAATATCACCACCATCTCCTTTTCTGCAATAAGTGGAGTTATTGGATTGTGCATTACCTGAACCTAGATTGCTTTCATTGGCTGTTTGTATGCCTGTAAAACCAGCACTGCCTGAACTTGGTATTTTTACTTCCCAATACCATCTGCCATTTTGCAATCCTACAGAACCTTTAGCACCCTGCCAATTAGAAGCATTAGCAAATACTTTTTGACCACCCTCTGAAATAGTTAAATTATGATGGTATATCCATAAAGGACTCCAAGTACAAAAATTATTAGTAGGTGTGTCAGTTGCTTGGTCGGCTGATGTTATATTTTGAAGTGTAAAAGTTTGACCATTTCCACTTGTTTCTGTTCCTAAACTTGAAGAATCTTTAAATTCTAATTTAAATGAGTTTTGTGGAAAACTACCTGTGTATTTTTTAGGAATCCAAATGCCACTATCATCATCGTATTCACCAAAAGTTGTTGGTGCTAATTGACTTCCTGATATAGAAACAACTTCTGCTATGTAGCCACAAAATCTATCTGCTTCACCAATAGCAGTAGCTATTTCTACGTAGCTACTATTAGCATTATGTAAAGTGTTATCGTTTTGTGCAAAATTTGTTTCTGTTGAAAAAGAAGTTTCTTCAACACCATTTATATAAATTCTTAATCTATCTCCTGCTGTTCCACTTGTTGTATCTACAGCAGTAACTATGTGATACCAAGCGTTGGTGTCTCTAAAAACCCTATTAGTTACATAAACACAATCATTAGCACCATCTTTTGTTGATCTAAATTTAAGGGTATTGTCAGTTTGAAAACTAACTAATAATACATCATTACCACTTACACCTGCACCCCAAATATGTTGTAAAGTTCCTAATTCAGTTCTTTTTACCCAAAGGCTAAGTGTCCAAGTTTGGTTATTGCCACCGCCTGCCCCCCAAGCACGATACATTCTTTCAGTATTATCAGCCTCAAATTTTACAGAGTTATCAATATCATACCCAGTCGAGACACTCCCGCGATTAGCTGTTCTCTGTAAGACCTCCATTTTAGGTCTGGGCCATATTTTGAACTCTGCCTATTTCTTGCCACACAGATCCATTGTATCTAAATGAGAAAATATCTGTTTTGTTTGCTGTTGCCGTAACCGTAGGTGCGGTTGAAGCTGCAAACTCGAACACAGTATTCCATGCGACTGTACGAGCTGTACCACCTTGTGCTAACTCTACAGATATAATAGCCCCTTCTACTGCATTACTAGGGGCCGAAAACGTAGTGTTCTCAGTTGTAACATGGTATGCATTTGCGGCAGCTGCAGCGTCCCAAGCTACTGCGTTAGAGCTTGAGGTTAATGCAACTTGTGTAATTTTTGCCGAAGTTGCTGCTGTAACAACACCTGAAAAAGATGCTGTTGCAAAGGTTGTTGGCGTGATATCAGCAGAACCATCAAAACTTACTCCACCAATATTTCTAGCAGTTGTTAAAGTAGCTGCTGAACCGGTTGTGTCTTGGTTTAGTGTTCCTACTGTAAAATCTAAAGTATTATCTGCATCTTGATAAGCTACGGTTATACCTGATTCAGTATTTGAACCAACCATAGCTCCTACAGTATCTGCTATATATTCGTTTAAGGCTGTGCCATCTACTGTAATTGCATCTGCTTCTAAAGTCCCATCTATATCAGCATCACCCGATACATCTAAACTTGTTGCATCAACTTCACCTGCTACTGTCAATACTCCATCAGCTAGAGTCATTAAATCAGTATCTGATGTATGTCCAATGGTTGTACCATTAACAATCACATTATCAACTGTTAAAGTTGTTAAAGTTCCTAATGAAGTTATATTTGATTGTGCTGCGCCTGTAACTGTAGCCGCCGTAGCTGCTGAACCGGTTGTATCTTGGTTTAGTGTCCCTATTACAAAATCTAAAGTATTATCAGAATCATCATAAGATACTGCAATGCCTGTTTCAGTGTTACTTGATACCATAGCGCCAACTGTGTCAGCTATAGTTTCCGCAAGTGTTACACCATTTACAGTAATAGCATCAGCTTCTAAAGTACCATCAATATCGGCGTCACCTGATATATCTAAACTTCCTGCATCAAGCTCTCCACTAATAGTTAATAAACCACTAGATGGATTATAAGTAAGCCCAGTATCTGTTTCTAAACCTTGAGTACCGGTTGCGCCATCTACAAAAACAGGATAAACCGTTTCGTCTGTTGAATTATTAGCAGTAGCTGTAATAGTGTCTGCAGTGCCTAAGTTTACTGGTTCTACATGATAAGCAGTTATAACCCTGCCATTAGCGGGGGCTGTAGCAAATGTTAAAGTAGTACCAGAAACGGAGTAAGTATTATGAGCCTGGAAAACACCATCAATAAAAACTTGTAAATAATTTTCATTGGTAGCGGTTTGAGAAAGGGTAAATGTAGTATCACTGCCATCGCCGGCAAAAATGTTTGTGCCCCACGAAGAAGAACTTGTACTGACTTCTTCAAGTACAACAGCCGTTATTCTAAGCTCGGCTTTATCACCGCTACTGAATGCTCTTGCTGAAGTATTATCTTGAGCCCTAACAATGGTTAAAGTGTTACTACTACGAGCAGTTACTTTAACAATTTCATTGTTTGTACCATCATCAAAAGTGCAATAAAAATGCTCACCTGCACTAAGGGAAGGAAATACAGACCCATCAGTTACAGTAGCACTCGTTACACTATTATTTATATTTGCTGCAAGAGTTGTTTTGGCATTGTTAGTATATTTAATACTCGCCATTTAAAAACTCCTAAATATTAACTAACAGTTACAGTCCAAGTGATCGTAATAGCGTCAGCTGAACCTTTATTAACTACATCAAACTCAGTATGACATAACAAAGTACCACCAGAAGAAGCATTTAAAATACCCGCTTCTACGACTGCACCTGTTCCTGTGCCAGCTGGGAACGTAGCTACATAAGTTACTACAGCATTAGAAACCGTACCACTTGTAAGGGCGACCCTACCAAGTTCAGTTCCTAGCGCAGTATCACCAGCTGCTGGGTTAGTTGTGTTAGATCCGATAGCCATGTGTGTCATCGCTGCTGGGCTGTTTGAAGTTGTTTTTATCATACTTGCAGCCACAAAGTTTTTACCTGCGGTAACAACTAAGTTATCAATTTCACGTACAACCTCATCATTTAGACGAACTTCTACTTTACCTTTTAGATTAAAACCATCATTAATCATATTTTCTCCTAATTAAAACTATAAGTGTTTAGAGGCGATGCATTCAATACACTGTTTGCACCAGATATATGTAGAACACTTATCGACTCAGATATTGTAGCACTATCTGACGCAGATGTACTAAAACTATATGCCAAGGTTTCTGAAACAGACGGCGTTTCAGACAGGGCTTTTGCAAAAGATCTTACTGATGACTCTGATATTGAAGCTGAATCAGCAGCAGTAGTTGAGTATGCTAAAGCTAAAACTTCGCTTAATGTAGCAGAATGCCCTATACCGGTTGAAAAATCAGTGGTTAGGGGGTCACTATTACTTGCTGTATCAGCTAAACTAATAGACTCAGAAAAAGCCCTTACAAAACTTACTACCCTACTAAAACTTTCACTTACAGATACAGATTCTGTTTGAGTAGCTAAAGTAAAGGCTAATGCGGCCTGTTCTTCTAAAGTAGCTGTATCTCCTAGTGCTTTAGCAAAACTTGTAATAGCCACAGACTCTGAAATAGTGACTGTTTCTGCGTTTGGATGGCCTACAATAAAGAATAAATCTTTAGAATAAGCATCTAGTATTACATCTACAGCAGACAAATTTACATACTGTACGATGCCATTGATGTCTGTAAATGTAACAGTTGACTTTAAGTCAACATAACTAACTGTTTGTTTGAACGCCATTAATCAAAGTCGTCTCTAACTTTAAACTTAATGAAATCTTGTACGGTTTGTATACCGCCTCCAGAAGTTGTGTATTCAAGTTCTCCCTCAAAGGTTCCTGCTGCCGTCCAAGTTCCTGAAGGAAAATTAATCGCGCATTGGCCATTAGACGCACTTGTTAAAGTGGCTGTAATAGTAGAAAGGACAGTGGTTTTGCCCACTTCTCTAATTCTTAGTTTAACGCTACCACCTGTTAAATTAACAGCTTCCCATGTACTACTATCATCAGCGTCTAATGTTGAGCCAGACGCCGCAGCATTACTGTCTTTTAATGTAAAGTTAAGTTGTGGAAGAGTGTCTCCTACTACTAATTTTAATGTGTCTGAATATGCCATAAATTACCTCTTAGTATAACTTAAAAAATAGACGCCGCAAAAGGTAGGTAGTCTTTAGTGTTAATTGTTCTGTCAATAAATATATCATCAAAGCGTTCTGCTGTTGGGCCCAATGCAGGTAAGAACCAAGCATCGCCATAACGTTCAGCTTGTGCCATAGGCAACAATAAACCGAATGGCCCATAAATACCAGATCTATCTAGTAGCTCAAACATGTAAGTGCCCCACGGCATTTTGTCTGATCTAAAAGCTCTGTCTGCGCCAGCTTCATCGCCTATTGCGCTTCGTCCTAAAAATTTAATAAACTCCCTTAGTTCTAGACCAATAGCAGTTAAAGGTAATAGAAGAGTTGCCATTATTATAACGGGCATTATTCTACTGCTTAATTGCCCATCACTTCTATATTTATTTCTGCCCTCTCTAATAGCACCACCAACTATGTTTTTACCGTAAGCATAGAAGAAAGATTTTAATTGCCATACCAAAGCAAAGTATGGGTTTGAGGCCCACACAGGTCTTTCTGCAGCATTTGGCCTTACAATTGATTCTTCTACAAATCTACCTAAAGCTTCTTGTACTTTTTTCCCGCCTTCGGTGTCAAACCTTTTTTGGCCGTTTTTATTAGCGCTAGCCCATTCTAATACTTCGTCTGGGGTTAAATTGTTTTGAAGTTCTCCAAGATGTCTAATTGCAGTTTCATCGCCGTCTTTAGCTTTTTGAGCAAGTCTTATTAAATATTGTTGACCCATACCCGCTGCAAACACACGTGTAAACTTAGTGTACTGTTCTAACAAAGTTATTCTAAAAAAGCCTCTTGCGTAACGTTTAGTGTCTTCTGTCATAAACCCAAGCTCTGCAGCGTTTATGTACATAGTTTCTATTGAGTCATGAGTAACAACTCCTAAATCTCTAGCAAACTGTTCTGCTTCTTTTTTGTTTTTAATTGTGTATTGAAGTTGTTCTACAATAGTTCCAAACTTGTCATTCATGTCTTTTGATCTAAGAACTGGTCCTGCTAAATCAGGCAAGGAAGCAATTGCAGCAAAAGTTAAAAGTGTAACCATATTACCTAAAAGGGCCCAACTGTTTAATTGACGCATAACTGGGCTCATGTTCATTCCAACTTTACCAAGTTGAGCTTCTATAGCTTTTCTAGCCCCCTCTCTGCTTGCATCATCTTCTATTCTAGAAAGCAAAATTTCCATAGCTCTCCAACCAGCTACTTCTGTTTCTCCCTCTGCTAACTTTGTTAAAACTTCTGCTTTGTTTTCACCGTACAACTCTTCTAATTTAGCTTTATCTGCTTCCGTTGGAGCAACAGTAATAGCTTTTTCATACTCTAGTTTTTTAGTAATGCTTTCTATGTATGATTTAATTGCAAAATCAGCAGGTGCTAATAAGCCTGCATCTCCTTCTGCATTTATATCACCATTTGCATCTAGTCCTCGTCGGGCTGCATGGTTAGGAATTTTGTCAAAGTATTTCTTTCTTTCTTGAGCCATACCAACAGAAAGTGTAGAAGCATCTTCTTCTGCACTTTGTTTTTCATTTCCTGTTGAATCACTATCCTCGTCTGTTATTGCCCACGCTTCAACAAACGCTAACCAACTTTCAAACCCTTTAGGTTTTGCAACTGTAGGGTTGTATTTTGCTAATAGATCAGCAAGTTTTTGACGTTTTTGTGGGTCATTGACTATTGAAGATAAAAGCCAATGCCTACTAAAGAAATTTTCTTTGTAACGTATATTAGGGTTGTTTGGTGTTATGTAGGTTTCATAAAAGTCTTGCAAAACTTTTCTCATTGCTTTTGCAGCAACGGGTAAATCCTCTGTGTTTACTCTGTCATCTTCAGCTTGTAATGCAGCTTCTGCAATAAGCTCAATGTTTAATTCACCATTGCCATCTCTAAAAACAAGATTGCCATTTTCATCCCTAGTATCATACAAAGAGTTTAAGTTTTGGTTTGTTATTAAAGTTCTTGCATTAATAAACCCAAACTTATCTTTAGAAGAAGAACGAGAATATAATTTTTTTGCTATATCTTTTCCGGCTTCACCTAATCCTCTTAAATACCCATCAGAAGTTTGTAGTAAATATGCAACAGACCAATAACCTTTGTCAGTGGTTTGTCCAGGAAGTTTAGCTCGAAGCATTTGTACAATTTTAGTTTTAATGCTTTCTAATGTTTGTCTACTTACAGATTTACCAGACTCTTCTATTGTTTCTTCAATTAAATTTCGAACTTGTACTTCTTGCCCAAAACTCATACCTTGCAACGAATCATGTAGGCTTTGATAAGTTCTTCCATTTTCCATAACTTTATTTACATAGGTTTCAAAATCTCCAAAACCAGATGCGGTTTCTGAAAACCTTTCTCCAAACACAAGATTTCGCATTTTTTTATAAATGTTTTCTATTTTTTTAAATAGCCTAGTAAAGTACCCGCTAACAAAATCGCCGCCTCGTGCTGTTTCTCCTGTTCTAATTTTCTTTAAAAGTACCGTTGCAAGTTTATCTGCAAACCACTCTTCAAACCCGTACTTAGAATTGTATTGTTCTTTTGCTTTTGGGTCTGTTGTAGTATCACGTTCTTTTTCAAAAGCATCCATTAAAAACTTTAAACCCCGTTGGTTTTTAAAAAGAAGTTGAAGTTCCGTTCTAAACACTGCGTGGCCCATTTCATGTGTTAACGCCAACATTGCAACTGGTAAACTAACGCCACCTCTTCTTCGTTGATCAGAAGAGGTAAACGGCAAAGTAGGGTTAACCTTACCACTAGAATCTACAAACAAAGTATCGTCTGTTAAACTTTGAGATTCATCATAAAACCCCGCTAGCTGTCCGGTAAACCCTTTGATTCTTTGTATATCTATTAAAATGACATCTTCATCTGTATCTGGCAGATACACATACTGCGCAAGTTTTTCGTCCTCTTGCATTTTTCTTGCATAAGTAAACAAAATTTTATCTCTAGAAGATTCTTGTGTATCTTTAGACATCTGAGTCTGTTGAATCAATTCTTCTGGAGTTATCATAGTCAGCTTTCTGTTGTATTTAAAAATGCTTTTTGTAACTTCTAAAAGTTTATAAGCAAAATTGTTTTTAGAATCAGCGCTTTTACTAGGTTTTTTAGTTGGATCTGGGTTGTTAAAATAATCCCTTACATTAGGGGAAATAGTTGCATCTTGTAGCTTTAAAGGTTTTGTTGCGGTTTTTGGTTGGTTTTTTTGTGCAAATGCTTTTAAAGATTCTGCATGGTTTGGTCTTTGGTTAATATAATATAAAATTGTTTTGCCGGCTAATTTACCTTCTGCTATTTGGTCTAAAACCCACTGTCTTCTTTCTTGTTTAAAATCTGTGTGGGCAGTGCCCTCTAGCCATTTTTCATATTGAATTACGCTGTCTTCTAGATTTTTAGTTTTTCTTGCATCTCTAGCATTTGGTAAATGGCTAAAAGGGTTGCCGTAGTGTTTTTCGCCTGGTTTTCGTAAAACACTTATTCCTTCATTGTTTGCTTCTGCAGTTTTTACAGCTTGTACTCCATTTAAATATTTTATAGTTACTGCTCTAGTTCTGTCAGCATCCTCAGCTATTCTTTGTTGTAAGTTGTTAAACCATGTTTGATTTAATACATCTACTGCATCTTCTTGATCATACTCAAGTTCCGCGCCTTCAATTTGCTCTCGTTGTGCAGACCCTGGGTCGGCGTAAAGACTTGGATCGCCTATAGCAAACTCGTTTAAAGTTATATAACCCTCTCTAGGTGAATTTAATTCTGGGTAATTTTCAACAAGAAAATCTAAAATAGCTTCTTGGTCAGTTCTGTCAAAAACAAGAGGAGAAAATGCAGGTCCCTGATCAACAGTATCAACGCCTGGAATTGATTGTTGTGGGTTAACATTTACTGGGTCAGTAGGAACAACTTCTCCTGGAGACCTTTTGCTTATTTCATCTCTAAATAACCGATCACTTAAACCTTCTGGTGCTCCTACTTTTTCTATTATTTGAGCTATAAACTCTTCTTTTCCAACGGCAGGGCGAGGGGCGCTTATATTCCGCCCACCTGGAAATTCAGCAGAAGGAACCCTTAAACCCTGACGAATTGTGTTTTTATTAAATTTAACTCTACTATTTCCATCATCTATTTCTGTTATATTTTTAACCGTGCCACCGGGCCCATACTCTACGTCTATAGGAGCAATAACAATTTCTTGTGAAGCGGTGTTTAAATATTCGATAATATTTTTTTGGCTTCCCTTTACACCATAATGTAAAGGTCGGCCAATTGCTTCTAAATCAGCTATTAAGGTAGGCAAAGCTTGCGCGTATCTAGCTTCTCTTGATATATTTAAATCAATCCCATCTCGGTCAATAATAAAATCAAGTAACTGAATAATACTTACACCATTTGTTCTACCATAAAGTTGATCCGGAGCAGCTGTTTTAGGTCTTAAGTTTTCACTAAACAGATTTGGTTGCGCATATACCCCACCCCTTACTGTAGGTTCTACAGCATCCATTTTTGTTGCAACAAGAGGGACATTAAAACCTGGTAGTTTATCTAGCCCAGTATCAGACGCATATTTTTTTCTTAAATCATCTCGAAGGTGTTGAGGATTAGTAGCATTTTGAATAGCCACATTTAGATCTTGATCAAAACTGCTTGATAAAACTCTTGCGTTGTAAGCTAGCTCACCCGCGTCATTTTCTTGCACTTCTATACCAACATCTAAAGATGGGTCTTCCTCTTTAGCTTTCATTATTTCTTTAATAAGGTTTAATGGCACGTTATCAAAGTTAACGGTGCTTACTTGTGGGCCTATTGCATCTAAAAACTCTTGTTTTTCTTGTTCGGAAGGAGTTTCTTTTTGTTTTAAAGCCTCACTTTCATATGCGCTAATAGCCCTTTTGGGGACTGAAAACAACAAAGTCCCCTCTACAAACTTGCCTGTTTGTAAAGTTTCGTCTCCTGCATCTGCAAAAACCCTACCATCATTATCGTCATCAGTTGCTTCTTCTGTTGGAGTTGTTAATCCTTCTTGACTATCTCCCTCCGCAAATATATCTTCGGCAGTAGCAGCATTATTAGCCATAGCATCGGCTAATGCTTCATCTCTATCTTCTCCTAAATCTCTTGTTACTGGGCTAGAGCGTTGGACAAAATCTTGTATTGGGCTCGTAGTTTCTTCTTCACCTTCTTCTTCTAATCTACGCGCTTCGTACTGTGCTTCAAAAGAAGCTTCTTGGTCTGCTAGTGGAACAGCATTGCTATCAACTAAATCAACAATATCATCTACAGTGTATGTTTTTTGTCCATCTGGACCTGCGTTATCTTCTCTTAAATAACCTGCATCTACAGCGGCTTCTATTAGCTGATCGATGCCTATGCCACCTGTTTTTGTGTAACTAAAAGTACCCCTATCTAATCTATCTCTTAGTTCAGCAACCCCTACCGCTTTAGGATCAAGTTTGTTGTTTCTAAGAAAAGTTTTAAATGGTACATTCTTTTTAACGGGTTTAGCTTTAGCTTTTGGTTTTCGTTTAGCTCTTGGTTTTAATGTACGTTGAAACCTTGAAGGTCTAGACCCCCGTAACTCCGCATCTGTTTCTTCACCAAAAAACAGTTCTTCTTGTAAAGGTTTAGTACGTTCAAAAAAGTCTGTTTCTGTTTCTGCTACAATTTCTGCGCCCGGGTTATTAGCTTCTAAGTTTCTAAAAGCCGCTTCAATAGATGCTTCGTCAGCAGGAACAGCTTCATAATCAATCGTTCTGCCTTTGCTATCAACGGCACGTATAATAATGTCACCAGATTCAGGAAGTGCACTTAAGTTAAATAGGTTTTTAAAGGTTTCAGGGTTAGTAAAATCATTTTCTAAAGCTGTGGCCCTTTTTTCTCTACTAACCTCGCTGTTTTGATCAAATATAAGAACACCACCCGCAGCTTCATTTATACCTAAAGCGGCTTCTGGAAATTTCTTTAAAATATTTTTTATATCATCCTTAGTTTTATTTGGTATCCACACTAATCCTCTTGGAGATGCCGGATCTAACATTGCTTCTATTTGACCTTCATAATCATCATCGGTTAGTTCAATTTTAGAGGGATCAATGCTACCTGTAAGGTTGTTATCAGTTAGTCTAGCCCTGGCTTCATTTTGCAAGTCTTGTTGCATTTCTCCGCCAGTAGAAACCATTTTATAAGCCTCAGCTATAACACCAGAAGGTGCTCCTCTCGCACCACCGGCCATAGCACCCATAAACAAAGCTTCTATGCCCCTAATTCTAGCTTCGGCTTCTTTGTATTGTGGGTCTATTGCAAATCTTTGTTGGATAAGTATTTCTTCTTGTGCACGTTCAGTTAAACCTTCTGCTACTGCACTACCTGCAAAACCAACAGCGCCGGCTTTGCCTAAGTCTAATAAAAACTCACCTGCGGTAGAATTACCCGCAGCCTTTCTTAAAACTCTAAGGTCTTTTTTAGAAAGTTCTCCTGGTTTATCTAAAATTTGTCTGACCGTGCTATTTTTCACTAAATCGCCTGTAGCTTTTTTAAACAAAGGCGCAAAGAAAGCCGCTTCTCCAACGACGTCTAAAACAGCTTGTGGGAAACCTAAAGCAAGAGCCGTTTTGGCTTCTTTTGCAGTTAATTTATATCCAGCCTCGTCATACTCTTTAAATGATTGAGAAGCACCTACTATCTCGCCTTGTGTAAGTGCGCCTGTTACTGCACCTATAGTGGGAAGACGCAGGCTTGCTGCTCTTGCTCTAGCATATCTATTTGTGGCTGCGGGTAAACTTCCCCTACCAACACCAGAGGCGTATCGTAATCCATCATAAGCTGTATCTAAAATCTCTTCTTCAACTTGAGTTAACCCTGGGCCTCTGCCAGTGTTGCTCATCATTTTTTTTCTTTGTAGGTCTAAAAGCATGTCTTTCGCATACTTTTTACCACCCTGGCTTATAATCTGTTTACCTAAAAACCCAGCTACAAGACCAGCTCCCGCTGAAGCAAAAGAAAACATTGCTTGCGGAGTAGTCATTGTTATGGCTTTGGTGCTTTGATCTAAAAAGCCAGAAAAAGTTGGTTCATCTAAAAATTCTTCAAACTGTCCAAAAGGCTCTAAAATAGAAGAAAAACTTTGTTCAAGTTCTCTTGAACGTTCCATTTTAGCTTCTGCAGCATCATCATTGCCCCTCAAATAATCAACGATAGCACCAGCGGTGATTATGTCAGATTCAACTTGCTGTGCCCCAGCGCGAATGCCCTGTGATACTTGTCCACTAAAACTAATTGGGCCTACTACTGGGCCTTTTTGGTCAGGTTGTCCTACACGAGTTGGGCCTTTAACAGATGATAAAGATTCAACGTCTTGTTTTTGTACTGCAAAAAATTCAGCTAAAGGATTAGAATTGTCAGCCATTATTTAGGCTCTTTATTTTCACCAGCCATCGCATTAAGTAGCTCTAGCCCAGCAGGACCAAGCTCTTTACCGGCCTGGAAAACTCCAATTCTTGCTCCAGTTATATCCCCGTTTTGATCTAAAAATTCAAAATAAGGCCTACCATCCCCTCTATCAACTAAACGAATATTAGCTTTAATCGAAAACTTAGCTGCATCTGGCCCACTAGCTTGACCAAAAGATGCAATTTTTCTCCAAAAAGAAACTTTTCCGTTTGCTTGTGCCCATTCTTTTATCCATTGGCTAGCTGTAACTTCATAAGCTAACTTTCCAGCTGCATCATTATTTTCAATCGCTTGGGTCCCATAGCGGTTTAACTCTGTTAGATCAGTATTTAATGATCCGTCATCATTAAATACTTTAAATTTGTTTATTTCATTCCTAAAGTAATCAGTGCCTTCTCGTTTTGCATTCATTCTGCCAGTTTCGGCAGTCATTCTGTTAGTTTGAGCTTGAAAATCTAAAACACCAAACTGTGCCATGCTTATAATTGCATCCATATTTTCAGACATTAGTTTTGGGTCTGCAGAAATCATAGCCATAACAATACCCTCATTGACTTGTTTCTGAAGTCCTACAAGCCTAATGTTATTTTGTGCTTGTTGTAAGTAACTAACTATTTTCTTTTGTAGTTCGTTAGAAGGAGGTTTTCCTCCAGTTATAGTGTTTATTGCAGCTAAAATAGTTTGTTCATCACCACTAAATATAGCTGTTTTAAAAGCGTCTCTTTGTGTAGGGGTTAAGGAAAACCCTTCTTTTTTAAGGTCTTTATTTGTAGAGGTAGTCAATTCAGTAGGAAGTTTAGTTCCTAATTCAGCTGTTATACCATCTCTTTCGTTGGTTTTAGCTTCAATTTGAGCTTCTATCTTTGCCCTATTTTGATCAGAAACCTTCCCTTTTAACTGGTTTTGCAGGCTTGTAATTTCTTCAGTTAACTTAGCTTCTTTTGCGTTTTCTATTTTTACTAAAGCGTCGTAAGAATTTTGTGCACTTTGTTTTATGCCATTAAGTGTATCTTGTTGAGATTTTAAAAGCCTGTTTAATTGTCCTTGTTCAGGAGCGCTTAACTCACCCTTGTTTTGCAATTTTTGTATTGCATTTTGATTAGCTATATACACTGATTTGTATTTTCTTGATTTAGATAGACCCCCAATTGCGGTACCGCCGCTTGGCCATTCTGCTATTTCTTCTTCTGAATATGCGACCGTTGGATCAAGGCTATTTAAAACATTTATTCTAGATTCATTAATAGCCAGTTCAGTTTGGCCTTCTTCTGTTGTTCCTGGTGGTTTATCAGAACCATCATCAGTAGGTGTTAGTCCAGTTCCAGCATCAACTTCTTTAAAAAAAGCTGCAATCCCTCCGGCTTCAGAAAATAAATCATTATTTAATTTTTCAGAAAAAGCGGGTATATCTTTTATGTATTCGCCTGCTACGTTACCGCCGATTGCTCCTGTTATAGAGCCTTTAACTGATTTGTATCCATCATTTAAAAGACTGATAGGAACAAGCTCTACCATATCCTCTTTTACAGCTGCCTCGCCGCCTGCTGCATTAACATCAACTGCGTCCTTTCTACTTTTCGTTATAGGAGCATTATCATAAGATTCGCCAGTATTGGTATTAGTCACTTTAACAGGTAGCTTTAAAAAACCCTCGCCATCTATCTTAGTAAAAGTAGAGTTTTTAAAATCAAACTCTTTCATAACGCCTGCTTCTCCGCCCAAAAGCGCTTGTGCTGCTAATGTTTCGTTATAGGCTATTTGGGACCCCTTTTCAAACCCATACAAAGTTATAAAATCAACAAACTCTGGGTTTTGTATGTCTTTTATACTATTAAGCTCTTCTAATCTTTCTGGAGACGCATTTTGTTGTTCGTTTATAAAGTCTGTACCAAATTGAGCTTCTATTTCTTGAAATTTTTTATTAGATTGCTGCCTTTTTGCAAGAAGACTCGACCTAGCCATTTCTTCATTGTATTTTCTTTCTGCTAAACTAGGGGCTTTTCTAGGTGCTTGACCAAATATATTATCTAAAATTCCCATTTTCTAACTACCTCCAATAACTTTACCAACAGTGCCGGCAATATTACCTAGAAATCCGTAGTAACTACGTTTAGCCCCAGCTCTTGCTTTAGTGTATTGATTTTCCCTAGCCACTCCAATGTCTCTAAAGGCTTGTAATTGTGCTAAAGCGGATTTAACTCCACCTTGTAAAAATTGAGTCATAGCAAGAGTATTTGCTAAATTTATTTCATCGTCAGATCTTCTAGCTAAGTTCATAGCCCCTGAAACTGTAGAAGCTCTAGCTAAAGATCCTATTTTAGTTAATTCTTTTTGTTCAGCACCGGTAAGTTGAACTCCGTAACGACTTCTGTTACGTGCTGCCTCTGCCTGTGCCCTTTCGTTTGCGGCTATAGCTTTATTTTGTTGCTCTTCAACAGTATCAATATCTGTCATAAGCGCTTGCTCGGCTTGCCCTAATGTTTGAACATTATCTTTAAGAACAATCCCATTTTCTGTTTTATAGGATCTTTTGATGTCTTCAAGTTCTTCGTTTCTATATTGTAAATTACTTAAATTAGCCATAATGATTAACCAGAAGGGGTAGTCTTTTCGCCAGTTTCTGAAACTTCAAGCGTTTGATTTGCGTCTATTCTTGGAAGAGTAGCTAAAGGGTTAACAGCACTATAAATAGGGTCTCCTGTATTAAAGCCAAATGTCTTATTTTGTTCTTTTTGGTAGTAAGGTTGATTACTAGAAACTCGTTGCTCATACTGTTCTACTGTTAACGGATTACCATCTTCGTCATAATATTTACTTTCGTTGGTATCTACATCAACCCCTGATTTTTTAGCTGCACCCGCAACTAGCCCTTTAATAAAGGACCTTCCAACACCAGATCTAGCTTCTGCTATGCTATCTTTTGCAATTGCCTTGGTTAAACTTTTACTAGCTTCTTGTTGAGCAGTTTTAACTTGCCCGCCACTTTGTATTAAATCTGATTCGTATTGGCTTTTTACAAAAGCTAAATTTCTTTGGGCTTTGTCTCTTTCTTCTAAGTTATTCCCCGCGGCTTGAATTTGAGTTTGAATAGTAGCTAGATTTGCGGCTTGGTCTAAACTTTTAGCAGCATCATATCCCGCAACTTTATTTTCAACTCTTGCATCTAAATTCATTGCTCCAGCCGCTTGGCCTTCTCTATCAATTTGAGCTTTTTCACCCAACCGCTGTTGTGATTGGTTAAACTTCTGCTCAAACATAGCATAGGATTTTTCGGTTGTTTCTTTAGCCATGCGCTCTGCAGGCGTCATAGTTGTAAAGTTTTTCTTTTTTACTTTTCTGCTTCCCATAACTTTATAATTCTTTTCTAAATGTGTAACTAATTAAATCGAAGCCCATTGTAGGAGCTTCTTTTTTCCAACCTTCTCGGCTACTTTCAAATTCAATAGCAACAGCGTTATATTCGCTTGCTAGTTTCTCTAAAAAAGTAAAACCAACATTTCTATAATTATACTCCGGTTTTTGGTAAGTTGCCCATATGTGTAGGGTGACCTCGCCGCTTTTGTTTTTAAGGAACTGCACGATTAAAAAACCTACATACACATCCTCTCTGTAGAACATATACAAAACAGCTTCGCCTTCTCGCAGGGCTACATAAACATCAGAAGTGATCCAGTCAGCTCGCGCTTTTTTTATGACCTTCTTTAGGTGGGGTTCAATTTTCTCGAAAGAATACTTTACTTCACTCTGAGGAATTTCTTCAATTGAGATCCCATCAATAATCGATCTCTGAACCATATCTCTTGTACCTTTTACGAGGGGCTAGTCCTGCGCCTCTATATCTAACTGTTCTTTTAACGCCTAAATCTCCGCCTCTAGCTTTAAGTTCTGCTTGTACAATTTCTTGATTAAACAAACCTAAATAGTCTCTTGAAGCATTTATATCAGTCCAGTCTTTAGAAGGTATTCTTAGTAACCTATATAAAGTTCCATACACAATACCATCTCTATAACTGTTAGAAAAATCTGTGTCTATATTACTAGTAGTTCTGCTTGGTTTTAAAGCAACTGATAATTGAATCCCGTTAGTAACTGCGCTGCCTGGTACAGGAATAACCCAAAAAGTATCCGGTGTTTTTTGTAAATAAACTTGTGGTACTGAAGTTTTATTCCTCCAATCAGAATAATTTAACTCTAAACTTCTTGGGCTTATAGGATCTAAATCATGCCCATCATAAGTCATCCACAAAATTGCATGCACATCTGTGCCCGTAGGTTGATCGAACTCATATTCATACACCCCACTAATACTTGTAATTGGGTCTAAGTCATATACATAAGCTTTAGATCTTTCTGCAAATTCAATACAAGCCGACCTTAAAGTTGATTCAACTAAAGCATCTGGACAATTAGGTACGTACGGAAGTACATCTTTTACTAAAGAATCAAATGAAGCCATTATCTAACCCCCTGTGTTACAGGTTGTGGAGCATTAGTTTTATCAGTGTTTGGATCAAGTAAATTTTTAGCTTGTCCTCCACCACTTAAACTAGAAACAAATAATTGATAGTGTGTATTGGCTCTTTGTTGACTGCCTGCAAATTCTGCATCTTTCATATAACACCTATATAAAACATAATCTACAATAGCATTACCATAAATATCATCGATATAGATAGTGCTACTTGTAGCGCTTAAATCTGTAGGGTTTCTAGCTGTTACCAATTCTACATAAGCATTTAATCCAGACTTTACACCCGGATATACATAAAATTTTCTAGGGTCATCTGGATCATAAACATAGTGTTTAATAACAGAACCGTGAGCTGCATCCCCCGTAACAGTAGGGTCATGCCAGTTTGGTTCTATAGAATTTAAAACTTCACCATCAACAAGCCTAATACTTCTTTTGCCTGTTGCACTACCACCAGCAGCACTCATGTTGCGTACTACTTTTATTAAAGACAAAGCCACATCTGGTATAGATTGCTCTGTACCAGTAGCTAATTGTACATTTGAATGATCAGCTGCAGCTTCTGGTCTAAAGTTTACTACTTCTCTTTGTGCATCATTTATAGAACGAAGCAATTCAGCTTCAGTCCATCGAACGCCAGTTGTATCCTGCAGGGTGTCCTGGATTCTGGATATTAAATTAGCGCCCGTTAATGTACCCATTATTTTTTAGCAGTTTTCTTTACCGTTTTTTTAGCAGCCGGCTTTTTTTTAGCGGGTGCTTTACCATCTACATAGGCTTCGTTTATATCAGGTGTAGAAGGATCATCAGCAATATAATGTCCTTTTTCATCTCTAGCCCTAATAGGTTCACTTGGCTTTTTGTCTTTAATTGAATGAGGTTTGTGTTCTGTACACCCCTCTTGCAAGCACAATAGGCCCATGTCATGTCCAACTTCTTTTGGTACGCCAGCTTCCAGTCTGATTGATGCGCCCCAGGTGGTCGAAATATACCTGTCAATATCTGATACTACTATCATAATTTACTCCTAAAAAAGGGGTGGCTCAAAAAGAACCACCCACAAAAACATACTTAGTATGCAACGTCCAATCTAATGACACCAAAGTCTTCAACGCCACCATTGTAGTCGCTGTTAAACTTAGGCTTCTTAAGACCGAAGATTTTACCAATGGAGATACCATTTTGGTTACCATAGTCGAAAGTATCTTCAACTATTTGTGGTAGACCAATATCTGCCATAGCAAGAGCTTGAGCTCCACAGAATAAACAAGCAGAACCGTTGACGTCAGCGTCAGCTCCCCACTTATATCCAGCAGAACCGGCGTTTGAAGATGTTCCAGTAGTTGCGTTAGCAGTGTTAAACACATGTCTAAACTCATGGACCATAACGCCGTCAACCATTAGACTTGAAGAACCAGCGAACAAGCTTGAGCTTGGTCCTCTGACTCCAGCATTTCTGACGTTAGCCAAGAAATCTGAATCAAGTTTAAGGTCAGCCATTACTTGAGGTGATACAAATAAATGATATACCTCATCTCCACCTGCGCCTCTTACTCCACGGATGTAGTTGTCTTTAGCATAAGCTTTAAGAGCAACAATACACTCGTAAGTAATGGTGTCAGCAGCTGCAACTGCAGTTACGTCACCAGCAACAAGTTTACTAGTAGCATCCCATCTTCTATGTCTGTTAGAAGTTGGAGCTGTTACATCTGAACCAAAAGTCATGTCGCCAAGATTTTGTCCTGAAGTCAGAACAGGTCTCAAAGCACCACTGTTTTTGATTGTGTAAGAAATACCAGAAAGCGTTAAGAACGCTAATTGGTCAATACGATCTGCCATCGCGTAAGCAAGTGCATCACGTGAGTTCTCACGGAAATTAACAACTGATTTTTGATCAGCTAATCTACCAGAAAGTCTATTAGCAAATCTCAATTGATCGAGTTGTACAACAATGTCGTAGGCTCTTAAGGTCTCTTCATTACCTTCTAAGGTGTTGTCTCCAACGATACCGTCACCAGTCATGTCAGCTAAAAGTGTTAATACAGCTCTAGCTCCTTTTTCTGATTGAGTAAGTTCAGATATTCTCTGAACCATAGCATTAGATCCGCTACCTGCGAATTGGTTAATGAAGGACATATTCCTAGCGACACGCCAAAAATCACGTGACCAGATAGTTAATTGTTCGCTGGTCAACGCGCTAAAGTTTGTGTTAGCCATTGGGCTATCCTCCAAAAAAAATAATACCTAGCCAACTTATTGGAGCGGCTATTTACCCGTATACCCTTTTTCGTTGGGGAGACGCTTTCATAGTTTTACGAACATGACCTCGATCAGTTTTACGCCGTGACAGGCGAAAACGTTTTTTAGTGGAACGACCCACACTAATTATCGTATTAGTACCGAATTCTTATATCTTATACCAAGCCTTAACCAAAGTCACCACGCATTCTTTTCAAAGTTTCTGCGGGCAGAGCATCAAACTCTTCACTTGATAACAGGGATAAATCTATTTTCTTTTCGCCTTTTGCATTTGAACCCTCACCTTTCATTGCAGGTGGTTGAGATTCAGCGGCTTGAAGTTTTTTATTAACTGTAGCTGTTTTTTTCTTAGCTTGAAGCTCCGGATCAGCTTTTGCTACCGGCGCCTCGTCTGCAGGTTGTAATAAGTCTGGCCTTTTTGCCGCTAAAGTATAATTTGTAGCTTTTGCTAACGCATCTGCTGCAGAATAACCTTGTACAGTAAACGCATCTCTAAGATCTATAACCTCAGCTTGCAAATCTGCATCAAAATCAGCGCTATTTTCATTTAAAATAGGAAAAGTTGCTTCAATTTCTGCTGCTTTGGCCTGTAACTCAGTCATTTCTTGGCTTTGTTGCACTGTTTGGCCCATTTTTGCTTGAACTTCAAACATAAACTGGTCTTTTTCAGCCTTTCTTATCTCATTTCTAAGTTCTACAGCCTTTTCAGTCTCTCCATTAAGCACTAAATCCTGATATTCGACTTCTTTTGCATTAAAATCGTATTCCGGCGCGTTTTCTAAGGCTTTTTGCTCTGCTTCTGTAGCTTCTTGTAGCTTTTTTTGCATAGCTTTGTTTTTAGCCAAGACTTCATCGAGTCTAGACTTAGGCACCATAGGTGCTTTTACTTTATCTTGCTCGTCAAGGCTTTGCTCGCTTCCTTCAACTGCTGGAATATCTGGTTGTGGAGCTGGCTCGCTGTCTTCATCCACTCCTTCTTCGCTAGTAGCTTCTGGTTCAGCTGCTTCTTCTTCTTTAACTTCTGGTTCTGGTTCCTCCGCAACAGCTTCTTCTTCTGGAGCGGCGTCAACTTCTTGTTCGACTTCTTCATTTTCTGCTTCCTCCTTTGGAGCATCTTCCTCGAAGTTTAAATCTACTTCAAATGGTTTTGCTTCTTCTTCTGAAACTGCATCTGCCCCTGGCATTACATCCATTACAATATCTTCTTTTGCTTCCGCATTATCCTGTTTTTTACTTTTAGCCATCTCTATTACCTCCTGTAGGTTTCATGGCGGCAGTTGCCAACTTGGCTGCTGCCTGAGTTTCTGTTTGTCCCCTTCGGACTTCATTAGTCATTCCTGCTAATCTTTCTCTTAGTTCAAGTTCTTCTTGCTTCATCTGTATTTTACTTTGTAATTCTGCAACTTTAAGTTGTGGGTCAGAAGCTTCACCTTGTGCTTTTGCCATATTAAGTTGAGCAGTGGATTCAAGATTTTTGACCTCTGCTTCAAGTTTAGCAATCTCAAGTTGTGTACTTCTAATTCTAGATTCCATTTCAAACTGTGCAAGTTGTGCTTGTTCTGGAGTTGGTGGTTCAGTACCTTGCATTTGTCTAATACGTTGTGCAATATTTGCTTTACGTGCAAGATGTGAGTATTCAACAATTAAATCATCTGGTATTGGTACACCAGCTTTTCTAAGTTCTACTGCTTCTGCAAATTGTACTTCATCAAAATTATCCCTAGCTGGAGCAGTTGCAATAATAACGTCATACTCACCCAAAGTTAAATCATTTATAATTTGACCTTCAGGAGTAACTTGGTTTATTGCCATTGGCTCTCTTGGTTTAAATGGATTTGTTTCATCGGTAATTTGGATAACTCGCTCTTCGGTGTAATACCTTTGCACAAGGTTCAATACTTTTTCTGCTAAATATTGTCTTGTCTTTTTCAAATTATCCAAAGGAACTTGAATCATTAATACGCCGCGGTTTTGTTTTGCTTGTATAGCAACTCCAGAAACCTCAGCCCCATCTGTTCCCAACATAGAATCACTTATGCCACTAATTTGTTTTATATTAGCTGATGCTTTTTGTGCAATTCTATCTAGACCGGTGGGAATCTGATTTGGCGGTATTTTACCAGGGGGAGTACTACCGCGATTAAACTCGAGTACTAAACCAGTTTCCGCACCGTGTTCTTCTAAGTCATCTGCTGTCATGCCAGTTAATGAACCTGACTCTACAATCCAACCACTGTTAGCAGTTGTATTTACAATGTGTAGTTCTTGAGATGAAATTTTGTTTAGTTGTTCTTGTGGTGAAATTAAATTTCTAACCATGCCAAAAGGTTTACCCCTTCTCCAATATGGAAAGTAAGGTACTAAAGTAAAGTGATCATATGGGGACCAGTCATCATGCAGCACTACTGTGTCTGCTGTTACTGTCCAGCGAACCGCTCGCATTTTTTTCTCTACTATATAAAGGCCATAATCATCAGCAAACTTTTCTCTTTTCTTTTTGCCCCATTCATAAGGAACATTTCTTTGGTCACCTGATACCGGATCAACATAAAGTATGCAATCTTTTAATCTATAATATTGTCTTTCTACAACTCTTATAGATCTTAACGTTCTCGCATCTTCTGGATTGTTCGGATAATCAGCCCCATGATAATTTTCTTTATCAGTATCGCCGTAAGTTTCATCTTCATACTCCATAGAGTCGGCGCCTAAAGTTGTACCAACTTCAGCAATCATTCTTAACTTGTCTGCTTTTTCTTGCCCGTAAGTTTCTTCAATCTCTTCTATACTCATCCACTTGGTTTCAAAAATCTCATTCCAAGTTCTTGGATCATATTCTTTAGCATCTGGATCAATAATAATATCTAAAGGATCTTTAGTTTCTACTCTTACTTCACCATTAATGTGATCAGAAAAATCTATACGAACATCAAACCATCCTCTATCTTGAATCAACCCATCAGCAAACGCTTGGCTTTCTAACCATTCTAATTTATTGTTGTCTGCAATTTGCATATACAACTTAGAAAGTACATCTGCTATTTCTTGGTTACCATTTCCTCTAGGTTTAAATTGTACATCTGCTCTTCGTGTACTTTGTTCACCAAGAACTGTATTAACTGTAGGTAAAATTGTGTTGATTGTTAATGCTGGTCGACCCTGATCGTCGAGCGCGGATATGTCAGCTTCGTCCCACTGTTCGCCGCGATAAAATGCGTCGCATTGTTGCGCCATTTCTACATAGTCTAAATGCCCATGGTCGCGGGCTCGACTGTAAGCTTCCCATTGTCTTTTAGCGAGAGTTTGTTCTTCTCCCGCACTAAGTTTCTTTTTTGGTTTTTTATAACTTGCCATTAAGCGCTCATTGATGATTTACGTTTTCCATCTTTTACTAAATGTTTTAATCCATCTCTCCACGACGGAACATGCTCAGGTCTTTCATAAAATGTAGCAAATTCTGTCATCATTAAACCGATCCACGCCAAGGCATCCACCTG